GCCTTGCTAAGTCTGACCGCTCAACCCATAACCCACTGTTTATCGTACGCTGTCGTTCGAATTCAGTAATTATAGTTTGAGGTACAAATTTCCTAAACTTCCTCACGTTTCTTTGCATAATTTGCCTGGCCCGTGAGTTTGTTGATACTTTTTCAAATTCTGCCTCTCCCCTCGGGATGGTGGTATAAGGAATTTCCTTAGCCGTTAACATTGTTACCGGTTTTGATATATCAACGAAGTCTCTGAATAAAGTTTTCGCTATCCTCTTATTAGAGGTCCGTGTGCTGAAAGATGACGTATCGTCAAGAACCTGCCTGATGGTATCAAAGGCCTGTTCTCCGGTTAGGATTTCCTCCTCAGGAATCCCGATGTCTTTCATCACATTGAAAGCGTTAACTTGTTGAGTTATACCTCTTTCCCAGATCTTCACCTTCGTGAAGTCATCCATGCCTTTGTACTCCACAATTTGTGTAGCATAAAGCATGGCATCTGGGCCGAGGTGTTTAGTGGAAAACTTACTTGGAGATTCCCATCCCATCTCACCGAGTGGGATACCCATTCCTCCCAACCATGTTGGAAGATAGGTCTTGGGGTCAAGAAGAAGTTTCTTTTCGAAGAAGGAGGGCATCATATGTCTTAGTACCAATGGTATAGATTTTGATAGCACAACTGACAGTTCTTTGAGTACGCCATCTGCGTTTTCTCTAAAGAACCTCAGCCTCCTTTCCATATCTTTTATTTTACCAGGTATAGGATCTGGTGTCTCGAAATTATCTCGTGCACCTTCTTTCCTAAACTGGTTCAATAATCTTAATCTAGGAGAATCCTGGTAGACCCTTGGTCTAATACTAGGATGAAAACCGAAATCTTGGCAATAGTGCACGTATTTCTGGGAAATGCGGTACTTGTCCCATGATATCTCGAATCCCATGGATTCTTGAAATTTTGGTATTTGCTGAAGATCTTTCAGTTTTCCTACACCTGTATGGTCATCGCCAGCACAGTAGAATAATCTAACAGTGCTTCGTACGAAGTTCCTGTTGTGTAGTCTCTTATAGTATTTGCCAATATCGACATCTTCGAGGGTATTAAACCTAAATCGCGTTGCGATCCAAGATGCCATGCTTGACAAAGTGAGAAGACACTTAGTCAGAGGTTCTCCCATGAGGATTCCTCTTGCAGTTGCCCATGTGACATTCTGCATGGTTCTATTAGAACCAGTCTTTCTCTTCTCACCGAATATGAGACGTTGCCTAAGCTCGTCGGGGAAATCCCTGATTTCTTTCTGAGACGCAGCATAGGTAAGTAGTCTTGGACTACAG